CTGGTTCTGGAAAGTCGTTTCTCGGTTGCGATTGGCAGATAAAAAGGAGATTAAAGTATCCCGGTACACGTGGACTCATTGGCCGTGCAGAACTTAAAAAGTTGCGACTATCCACACTCGCTACCTTCTTTGAGTTATGCACTAAGTATAATTTAATCGCAGGAAAACATTTCACCTATAATGGTCAAGATCACGTGATTAATTGGTACAATGGCTCACAGATTATCTTGATGGACTTGGCGGATATGCCTTCAGACGCAGATTTTTCAAGATTTGGATCACTTGAAATCACAGACTACTTTGTTGACGAGGCAAGTGAGGTGAGCGAAAAGTGTATCAATATCTTGAATTCACGTGTGCGCTATAAACTAATCAATGACAACCCGAAAGGACTACTCACCTGCAATCCGCATAAGGGATGGTTATACAGAGAGTTCTTTGATGCGCAAAGGAACGGAAATATACGAAAGGATAGACGCTTCATTCAGGCTTTACCAACGGACAACCCACACATCTCACCAGTGTACATTGAGTCGCTTCAAATGCTTCCCGATATTGACCGGAAAAGATTATTGGAAGGTGACTGGGACTACGATGAGACAAAGGATAGACTTTATGAATATGACGACTTGCTCAGATGCTTTCGACCTTCAACAACTTTGGGAGACAAATTCATCACAGCCGACATCGCACGAATGGGTGACGACAGGACTGTGATAATTGTGTGGAATAACTTACACGCTGAAAAGTTTGTTGTGTTGAAACATAAGCCAATTAACGAAGTAGTTGATACCATCAATGACCTAATCAAAAATCACTCAGTAAGACTTTCTAACGTACTGGTGGATGAGGATGGCATTGGAGGAGGTGCGAAAGATTATATCCGTTGCCGAGGATTTCTTAACGGATCAAAGGCCGTGCGTGACAATTATATGAATCTTAAATGCGACTGCTATTTCAAACTTGGCGAATTGATTTCAAGTAATGCAATTACATTTGAGTCAACTTACAAAGATACCATTGTCAAAGAATTGGAGATGATACGTAGGGAGAAAATTGATAGTGATGGAAAGTTGCGAGTCACCAACAAAGAAGATTTGAAAAAGAGGCACGGAATATCTCCTGACTTTGCTGATGCAATAATGATGAGGGCATTTTACGAATTAAAAAAGAATTTTGGAAAGTACGCTTTCGCTTAATAAATTAGCAATCTAATAACTAAATAAATAACTATGGCAGACATCACAAAATGTAAGGGTACTAATTGCCCAATAAAGCAGAATTGCTATCGGTACACAGCAAAAGAAGATAAGTTGTATCAAGCATATTTTGTTGAACCTCCATTCACGATGAAGGATGAAAAATTCGATTGTGAAATGTACTGGGGAACAACGGCTAAGTCCATCTATAAACAACTTAAAGACATCACTAAAACGAAATAAATGAAAACGGAAATCAGTCAAGATGAACTTGAAAAAATCAAGGTGTTAAACCTACTTATGTGGTTGCAGGCATCCATCTACGCAGGTGATGAATGTGAGGATATCAAATGGTTTTACAACCACCAAACTAAGATGCTATTAAAGAGGCTCAATGAGTCTATTCAGCGTGAACACGGCAAGACTATCACAGCTTTATGGGATGTGGATGGTGCTATGCTTCCAGATATAACTCGCCAAATGTCCGATTTTACATCACTTTTGGCGGAATATGGGTATTGGATGTTACCCGAATTGACGGAGTATATCCGTACACAACAAGAAACACAACCTAAATTAAGTATAAAATTATGAATATAACGCACGATTTTGACAACTGCCAGAGTGATGTCTACAAAGAGGTCATTACTGATCTTATCTCACGTGAGAAAATGGGGCGAAAGAAATACGGAACAACCGTAGATAATGCTAACCTATCCGAAAAGGAATGGATGCAACACGCATACGAGGAAGCTTTGGACTTTGCTATCTACTTAAAACGAATGATGTCAAAAAAATGACATTCGCACCTGATATTAAAAGAGTGGCATTGCGCCACTTTTTTTTTGACCTTAATCCCTCATTTAATTCCTCACTTAATCCCTCATTTAATCCCTCTAATTGTTTGATATATGCAACATTAACCGAATTCATCTTAGTTAGTGACTGATTCTCCATACTGAGATTTGAGTTGACTTCAATATAGTAGTCAAGTGAACGCACACCCAACACAACCAAACGTCTTTCAGTTCGTAAAGAATCCAGCTTGCTCCAGTTCGATGAGTCTTTCGATAGCCTTTGAGTATGCGCTATCAATGGCAGTGCTATCAAACATATAAATAGTATCAATGTCCTTTTCATATATCGTCTTTAATTTAATGCGTTCCAATTTCAGCGTATCAATGCGCGCCTTCAATACAACAATTGTATCGTTGTGATAAACCGATTTTGTAATTGGTTTATAGTTGTTTTCACATATCAGCACACCAATTGCAATTCCAATACTAATAGATATTGCCTTGATTAACACGATAATTTTTAACGTGAAATTCTTTTCCATTGCCTCTTGTTATTATTGCAAATCCGTGATTGTATTTTGAGTAAGGATTGTAATCAGGTGACAATTCAGATAAACACCCCACACCCCAGCACGTTATTACTTTTCCGTTTACATCACGCTCAGTGTGTTCAGCAGTTTGGTGATGATGTCCGCACATTGCGTTTGCTTTGGTCTTTAAGAATAGACCTCTGGCAACGTTTACAGATGGGATGAATTGCTTTCCGAATTCGTGACCGTGAAAGATGGACAACCCGCCTACATTCAGCTTATTCTTTCCTTCAATCCATTGTACGTTGTGTTTATCCAAATGGCAAAGACTTGCGAAATCAAATGCATCTATATCAAATAACTCAGGTGCTTTCACACGCATATAACGCCAGTAGCGTTCTTCGTGGTTGCCTTCTTTATAGATTATTTCAGCATCAGGGAAAGTTTGCCTCAACTCATAAATAAAAGTTCGCATCGCATACAATTCATCTTTGAACTTGCGTTTCTTTGGATCTTTAACAAAGTCGCTTATCATATGGCAGTCAAGTGCATCTCCATTCAATACAACCGTGTCTACTCCTTCATCAATACCGCACTGGATAGCTGTTGACAATGCATCGATGTCGTGGTAGGGAATGTGAATATCGGAAAGAATTAAAATCTTTTTGCCTTTTATGTCAATGTGCTTTCTTCCTTTTGCATATGACTTTGGCAACTTAAATGGGTTGCGTGGTCTGTCATTCTCCACTACAAAAGATTTGTCAGCAGGTCTGTATTTTCCAGTCTTGCCTTCAATCCTACGCAGTGCGTGACGCGCATCTTCAACACCTAGAAAAGTCTCAAAGTGTTCTTTGCTTAACTTCTTTGCAAGAGTTAAAGTTGGTGTGTCTGGGAAACGCTCTCGCAATTCTCTTGCGATTTTTGTCTTTTGACTTTCTGGCATATGTTATTTTTAGAATGGTTGGTAAACAGTTCTACCACCACTCTTGACCGCACGTAACACTTGACCTCTATTCCCATTCTTATTCCAACTTACGTGTACCCAAGAAGGTGCATTCTCACTTCCAAATTCCCAAATCAGTTGGTCAAATATACAATTCTTTCTTATCCAGTCAAATAATTCTTTGTTATTTATGCCACCGTGAATATCTCCATCAATATCAAGTGCCATACCTTGCATATGCTGACTTGACTTACTACCACCAATTCGTGTATTAAGTTCGATACTTCTAAACCCTGAGGATATACCAATGGGTTTACCGAAATGCTCACGCACTTTATCAAATATATTGGTGCAAACGAGCTTCAAATTTGCCAATTGTTCAGCGTTTGGAATATTGCCAATCTTCAATGCCTTCGCTTGATTGCTATGCGTTACCTCAAAGTAACTAACATATTTACTTACCTTTTCCATCAGTCATTGCATCGGTTAAATCTTCGCTCTTTCTACCTATGATTGTCTTTATCTTACTCCATAAATCCTTTCCGGTCACTGACTCAATAGATTCAATGATTGACTTAAATTCAATGATTGCAACAACGGTAGCTATCAACTTTGTAATGGGGATAAGTTGCGCTATTACATATTGCTCAATTAGGAATCCACTCACAATAGCAATTTGATACAACAATAACTTTGTAATTGTATCACTCATCCGTCTTGATCTAATTCTTTGGCCTAATTTAATAGCTTTCCAAATTCCAACAACCATATCCATTGCAACCAAAAAACCGATTGTAATCATCAATTCTTTGATGGGTAAAAACACGGTAGCAATACCCAACAACCACAGCTTTACTTTCATCTTTTCTCCTGCTTTTTTAGATATTGTTTCAAAAGTTTTTCATATTCCCTTCGCTTTAGTACGATGGGGGTAGAAAGTCTCTTATTGACCATTGGTTGCGCCATTGTCTATATGAATTTGAGATTAGAAAATTACTCTTTCCGTATGGGTTTCTATCTGGGAAAATGTTGTTGTCCGTGTTATTGGTATACTCGGGGAACAATGTTGAATTAAAACACAAATAGTCAACCATTCTTTTTGTATACCATCTTGCGTTCTGACGTGCAGCCTCTTTCAAAGATTCCATTTCGAACTTTGTAACTGGAGTTGTGTCCTCACTTTGTCTGCTGACCAAGTTGCCGTTGTCGTGTTTGTACAAAAGTGATGGGTAAAGTTCAACCATAGTCCACCATAACACAACCTTTAACACGTATTCATTAAGCAACGTTTCGTAGTCACCTGATAACGTGCCATTGGCAACATCATCCTTCAATCGCACCGTCAAATTTGTACCCAAAAAGTTGGTCAAATACTTATCTTGTGCCAAATAAATAGCAGGGCGAATAAGATTGGGATCAACTGCATCCGTTAAAGGAGTAAATTTCTTTATGTATTCCTCATTGATGAGTAATATTTCTTGTGGTATTGGCATTTTCTTAATTTTTATTTGTTACCGAAACGTGGATTGGTTGGTAGAAATCCGTTGTATGGCATATCAATAGGTTTCTTTTCTACCAAATAATTATTGCGGACTTTGTATCCTGCCTTTTCAGCTTTTGACCAAGCCTGAGTTCTAACATTTGGACTGTTCAAATCCAATCCAAATCCTTTTGCGCTTATGTACAATTGCTTTTTCCAAATGTGATGGCAGTTACCGCCGCCTTTATACAACCAACAGCTATAAGTATCCGCACCATTTGGTCCCCATCCCGGGTTAACCGCCCTATTGTTCATTGCCATTATATCCTCTTTGCGATATAGCTTATCAGCTTGTAGCATTTTAGTACAAAAAGGTCTTGTGACATCAGTGATTCTACCGCTGTATCTGTAACGTGTGTAATACTTACGCTCATCGATAGTAGCATCTTGATCACTTACCGCATTTGGTCT